GCTGTTTCAGATATTTCTGTGGCTTACGATACGAACGATAGCGTTGAAGAATTCACTGTAACATTAGCAGTTGACTATTGGGAATCAGATACTACAACATAGTATTTTAGTTGGGGTTAGGGAAATTGTATTCCCTAATTCCTATAGAAAATTAGAAATCAAATTTAGTTTTCTATAGGAATTTTATCTTGTAATTTGGTGGTAGACTAGTATGAATTTCGAGTTGTTTGGGTTTAAGATTGGTGAGAAATTGGGTGAAGATTCCCAAGACATCCCTTCGTCTTTTTCTTCACCTAACAATATGGACGGGGCTGCTGAAAAAATAATTTCAAATGCTCCTGGAGGATTTAATGTTGCAACATTCGACTTAGATAAATCTGTAGCAAAAGTTGAAGAATTGATAAATTCGTATAGAACTGTCGCGACCCACCCAACATTAGATAACGCAATTTCTGAAATTGTAAATGAAGCCATAGTCTATGATAGTAATGAACCAGTAGCTAGATTAGATCTAGACGATAGTTCGTTTTCTGCTTCAGTTAAAAAGAAGATACAAGCTGAGTGGGAATATATCTATGGTCCACTACTAAATCTAAGCACTACGGGAGCTGACATTTTTCGTCAATGGTATATTGAAGGCGTATTATACGGTCATAAGATTATAGACGAGAAATCCCCTAAGAAGGGTATATTACAGGTTAATATATTAGATGCAACAAAAATTAAAAAAATTCGAGAAATCAAGAAACAGACTAAAGCTGGTATCGATTATGTTACAGAGGTTATAGAATATTTTGTCTATAATTCAGAAGGACTAAAGGGTAAATCTGTAGCACTAAAAATACATCCAGAAATGATAGCGATGGCAACCTCGGGTAACATAGACCAAGAAAATCAAGCTGCAATTTCATATATTGCGAAAGCAATACGACCTTTGAATATGTTGAAGTATGCTGAAGATGCTCAGCTAATTTATAGAATTTCAAGAGCACCCGAGCGTAGAGTATTTTACATAGACGTTGGTATGATGGGTGGGTCTAAAGCTGAAGAATATGTTCGTAAAATCATGGACAAATTCAGAAATAAAATGGTTTACGATTCTAATACAGGTGAAATGAAATCCACTAAGAATTATCAGGCTTTCACTGAAGATTATTGGTTACCTCGTAGAGAGGGTGGTAAGGGTACCGAAGTTTCTACTTTACCTGGAGGTACAAATCTATCTCAGATTGAAGACATTTTATTTTTTCAACAAAGTTTATACAAATCTTTAAATGTACCATTAACCAGATTAGAAAGTGAAAATGCTTTCAATCTAGGTAGAGCATCAGAAATCACTCGAGAAGAAATTAAATTTGCTAAATTCATTTTTAATATTAGAAATAGATTCAGCCAATTTTTGTTAGATTTGGTTAAGACTCAACTAATTCTTAAAAACATCATTACACTAGAAGATTGGGCAGAAAATCTAGGCAAAATTAAAATAAAATACAACAAAGACAGCTATTATGACGAATTGAAGCGCATCGAAGTCATGAAAGAAAAATTAGAATATTTGGGATCTGTCGATGCCTTTGTTGGTAAATATTTTTCTAAAGATTTCGTATTCAAAGAAGTGTTAAATCTGACAGATGAAGAAATAGAAGAAATGTTAAAACAAATCGAAAAAGAATTAGATGAAGATCCTTCTATGGAAAGTGAAGATGGTTCTGGAGATTCTGATAAATCTGGCGACCAACAACAGAAGAACTCGCCCCAGAAGGTCGATGAAGAAGAAGATGATAAAACTGGTGAAAAACCAAAACAACTAAATAAATCTAAAGAATAAACTAAAGTTATCATACACGGAGATAATATAATGGAAAATACTGAACTCGCAATGAATATCCTAAACGGATCAATTGATTCAGCAGACGCGAAATCCGCAGTAGAAGCTGCATTTCACAAAAGAGCCAGTGAGTTAGTTTCTCAGAAATCATTGGAATTCTCTTTAAGTTTATCAGATAATAAGAGTGAAGATTAGTATGAAACTTTTCGTAGATCAGGCTCCTCAGGTAGAATTCGTAACCGAATCTATCGGGACTGGAAAAAACCATTACATCGAAGGCATATTCGTACAAGCTGATGTAAAAAATAAAAACGGCAGAATGTATCCGATGGGAAACATCGAAGCCGAGATGGATAGATACATTAAAGAAGAAGTGGTTGGAAACAGAGCTGTTGGGGAATTAGATCACCCCTCCGTTCCCCAGACAACTCCAGAAAATGTGTGTATTAAAATTGTAGAAATGTCTAGATCTGGGTCTAACTACTTAGGTAAAGCCAAGGTTATGGGAACCCCAAAGGGGTTAATCCTCAAAGAATTCCTAAACGAAGGTATCGTCGTTGGAGTTTCTTCTAGAGCATTGGGTTCTCTTAAAACTCTTAGAGAATACAAGGAAGTTCAATCAGACTTCAAACTTATTGCGGTAGATGTCGTACAAAATCCTTCCGCTCCAGATGCTTTCGTCCAAGGTATTATGGAATCTTACGAATGGTTCATCGATAATGGGATTTTGCGTGCGAAAGAAGTTGAAATATACCAAACCAAAATCGAAGAAGCATATTCTAGAGATACTGACCAAAGAGATAAAAATTTAATTGAGCTCTTTTCTAGATTTTTGAAAGAACTTAAATAACTGTGTAAATTTAAACGGAGATTGATAATGAAACTTGAGAACTTGTTTGAGGGGTCGGAGTTAAGTCCAGAACTCACAACACAATTACAGAGCATCTTTGAATCTGAATTAGAAGCAAGAGTTTCTACTAAACTCGAACAAGCTACTTCAGAATTGAAAGAATCTTTAACTGCTGAATATGATGCTAAATTTGAACAAGCTACTTCAGAATTGAAAGAATCTTTAACTGCTGAATATGATGCAGTATTAGTAAAAGCTAAAGAAGAAATCGCTAGTAAATTTGATAATTATGTTTCTTATGTTGCAGAAAACTGGTTGGAATCGAATTTATTAGCTGTGGAAACTGGAGTGAAAGTTCAACTAGCTGAATCTCTATTCCAAGGTATTTTAGGGGTTATGACGGAAAATCATATCCAAGTCGATTCTGATGCTATGGCTAGATTAACCAAAGCAGAAGAGAAAAATGCAGAATTGAATCGTCTGCATCTAGAGGCAGTCAATGCGTTAGCTGCAGCTAGAACTGAAGTATTAATGTTAGAACAGTCTGCTATTGTTGCAGATGTTTCAACTGGTTTGGCTGATACTCAAGTTGAAAAATTATACGAAATGGTTAAGCCATATACCGTATTAAAAGATCTTGAGAGTTTCAGATCAAAAGTGGAATTGGTGGCAGAAACATTAAAAGGTTCTACTTCACAACAGAATTCTTTAAATGAATCGGCTCCAGTGAATGGCTCGAGTGTGGATGATAATATCACCAAATATGCTCAATTTTTAGCAAAAAGCAAATAATAGATCTCTCAAAGGAGAAAATACAATGGTCAATGCAAGTGCACTGATTGAGAAGTGGAACCCTATTTTGGAAAGTGAAGCAGTAGCTACCATCCACGACTCACACCGTAAAATGACAACAGCAATTATATTAGAAAACACTGAAAAGTATCTAAAAGAAGCTGAAGTTACTAACTCAACAAGTGGCGTTCAGAATTACACACCTGTGATGATTTCTTTGATTCGTCAAGCAATGCCTCAGTTGATGGCTTTCGACATCTGTGGTGTACAGCCAATGACAGGTCCAACTGGTTTAGTATTTGCTATGCGCAATCATTACAAAACTCAGAATGGTCCACAAGCTCAGTTCAATGAAGTCGATTCAGCGTTCTCTGCTCAAGGTAAGTCTGGTACAGCAACTCAACATGGCACTAACCCAGCAATCCTAAACGATTCTCCAGCTGGTGTTTATGACTACATGACTGGTATGCAATTACAAGTTGGTGAACAGTTAGGTCGTAACGATTCTTTCAACGAAATGGCTTTCTCTATTGATAAAGTTTCAGTAACTGCGATGACTCGTAAACTTGCTGCTGAATACTCATTAGAATTAGCGACTGACTTGAAAAATATGCACGGGTTGGATGCAGAAAACGAGTTGGCTAACATTCTTTCTACTGAAATTATCGCAGAAATCAACCGCGAAATCACTCGTACTGTTTATGTAAACGCTGTTGCTGGTGCTCAGAATAACGTTACAACTCCTGGTACGTTTGACTTAGTGACCGACTCTGATGGTCGTTGGGCTGTTGAGAAGTTCAAAACGTTGCTATATCAAATTGAGCGAGATGCAAACGCTATCAACCAGACAACTCGTCGTGGTAAGGGTAACATCATCATCACTTCTGCTGACGTAGCTTCTGCGTTGACAATGGCTGGTGTGTTGGATTACGCTCCTGCGTTACAAGCTCAGTCTAATTTAAACGTTGATGAGTCTTCTACATTCGCTGGTGTATTGTTAGGTCGTTACAAAGTTTATGTCGACCCATATTCTGCTAACGTTTCTGACAGCCAATTCTATGTAGTTGGGTATAAGGGTTCTAATCCTTATGACGCTGGTCTATTCTACGCTCCATACGTACCATTAAGCCTAATGCGTGCGGTCAATCCTGCTGACTTCACTCCTCGTATCGGGTTCCAGACTCGTTATGGTATGGTAGCTAACCCATTCATGTCACCTGATGGTTCTATTCAGGCTGGTATGAACAAGTACTACCGTCGTGTTGCTATTCAGAACCTGTTAGGTTAATACGAATAGTCATTCGACAAAGGGAGCTTCGGCTCCCTTTTTTATTTCGTAAAAATGAGCTATAATAACCCTAAATGTTGCGTATTATGGGTGTGTTGTGGTGTTGTTATGATATATTCGATAGAAGAGATCAAAAGCTCAATAGAATCCGAAGGAACGAAGAAGTTCTTTAGCGGGTTATCTAGAGCTAAGAAATATACCGAAACGCTAGAATATCTACAGAATATCTATCGCATAACAGGCAAAACTGAGTTGATCTATCTATATACAAAACACATAGACCAATTGCCAACATGCGAGTGTGGTTCTGAGTTAAAATTCATTTCATACGATAAAGGATATGGGTTCTGCTCTATTCTATCTTGCGAACATCGTAAACTAGCAATTCAATCAAAGTATAAAAAATCTATGATGCGGAATCATGGTGTAGAGAACCCATCACAATCTGAAGAATCTAAATCGAAACGAAAGAAAACCAACCTAGAGAGATACGGGGTAGAGAACCCATCACAATCTGAAGAAGTTCAAGAACGTCAGAGAGAAACTTGGTTAATGGTGTATGGTGTAGACCATCCGTCTAAGTCTAAAGGTGTTCAAACTAAACGAAAGAGAACCAACATAGAGAGACATGGTACATCCGAACCGCTAAGACTAAAATCGGTTAGAGATAAAATCAAGAATACTCTAATTGAAAACCATGGAGTTGCACATCCATTACAATCTCAAGAAATTCTAAAGAAAACTGAAGAAACAAATCTAACAAAATACGGAGTTAGGAATGTTGCACAAAATCCTGAAATATCATATAGGGTTAAGTATACACAATGGAAATACTACTACAACAGGAATAAAGATATTCTGAAATTCACACCAATAGACAACAATCAACCACTATCGAAAGGGGATATGATTCAATGGAAGTGTTGTGGGAACATTTCAGAATACGTTGATTTTAACGGTCCACTGAGCGCAAGATGTCCTATATGTGATCCACCAGCCGTCACTGGGACTTCTAGAGGAGAAATTGAAGTATTAAACTTTGTAGAGTCGATATATAAAGGGGTGGTTCTCTCTAACGATAGAACCACGATATCTCCAAAAGAATTAGACATCTTTGTACCAGAAAAGAAACTTGCAATCGAATACAATGGAGTTTATTGGCATTCTTCGGGATCATTGGATGAAGAATATCTTTTTGAACCAAAACATATACAGAAAACTGAAATGTGTCGGGAACTTGGAATCAACTTATTCCACATCAATGAATTCGACTGGAATAATCCCATAAAGAGAGAAATCGTACAGTCTATGATTTCTCATAAACTTGGTATTAGTGAAACTATACATGCAAGAAAAACAACGATATCAAATATATCTTCTTCTGAAGCATCTGAATTTTTAGAAAGAAACCATCTACAGGGTTCGATTGGTTCAAAATATAGGGTTGGTCTTTATTTTGAAAATAGACTCGTTTCTTTAATGACGTTTGGGGTTCCTAGGTTCAATCGTTCTCATGAATGGGAACTTTTAAGATTCTGCAACCTAAAAGGCGTTACTGTAGTTGGTGGGGCTAGTAAATTACTAAAGTTCTTCAGAACATTAGAACTAGGAAGCATCATCTCGTACGCCAACAGAAGCCATAGTATTGGAACCCTGTATGAAAATTTAGGATTTGAATTGATAGGTGAGACTAGTCCAAGTTACGTTTGGTTCAATTACACAAAACTATATTCTAGTTACGAGACTCAGAAACACATATTACCAAACATCCTAGGTGATGTCTTTGATCCAACATTATCCGAAGCCGAGAATATGTACACCAACGGGTATCGTAGATTATTTGATAGTGGAAATTTCGTCTACAGTTTAGCATCAAACTAAATACTATATGAAAATACACTTTACATTCATCACATATTAAGGTAAACTTTAGTTATGAAAACATTCAAAGAATTTATGTCAGAAGGCGAAGAAGTTATAAACAATACATCGAATGTTTCGAATCCAGAAAGTCTTCTAGATAAAAAGAAGACAAAGAAAGATGAAGAAGACGATGATGATTCTAAGGAATAGTATTATATCAATGGCACAAGAAATCATCAAACTAAATAATATATAGGAAAATTCCTATTTACATTTATCACAAATTAAGGTAAAGAAGTTATGAAAACATTCAAAGATTACGTTGAGAATTATACACAACACCTAAGCGAAGAAGTGAATACAAACAATCTAGAAGATGTGAATTTTAAAAACTTAGAAAAATCAATTGGCGATTATATTTCTAAGAAAATAGATAAGAAAGCCACATTCAAGGCTGCTATCGTAAAGGGTAGACGTCAGAATAATATAGAAATTGAATCAGAAGGAAACCTAGCAACAAATATGAACCCTCGAATGTTCAAAACTCTTCGAATTGAAGGTATGGCAATACCAAGACCTGAAGCGTCTGGCGAGTTTTGGCTCAACTTAAGATATTATTATGAATTTATCGATGGTGGGTCGAATGGGTGTAGTATAGCCGATGTAACCTTTAATATGGCTGGCGAAATACTAACAGAGAGTTCTAAGTTCTAGAAATTAAGGACAATTGAGATGTCAATGACACAAGAAATCATTAAACAAAAATATCCACTATCAGCTATCGTGTTAGATTGGATAAAAAATCAATACTCTATTAAGGGTAGAAATGGTTCAGGATTTCTATTATCCTCGGGGCTATTGGTTATACAAATTCCATACAACGATAAGAAACCAAGCAAAGATATGTGGCGTTTGGGCGGACAAGTTCAATTAGAATTTAACAATTCTCACCACGACGTAAAACTCAAAAAGTGGGAAATAATATCTTTCATAGAGAAAGATGGACGCAAATTCGGAACTGCGTCTTTCGTTGAAATTTGTATAGACGTCGGTTCGGATGATTCTAAAGGATATTAATTGATATGAGTATTACCCCAAGAAATTATCCGAAAAATATCAATTTTTTAAATGATGCTTCGGCGACATTCGTATTGACTAGAATTCCAAACACAGTATTCTTCAGTCAGGGGATGTCTATCCCTGGAATTTCTTTGGGTAGAACAAATCAACCAACTCCATTGGTAGACCAACCAATTCCTGGAGACAAGATGACATTTGACGATTTTCCTCTAACGTTCAAAGTTGATGAAGATCTTAAAAATTACATTGAAATTCAAGAATGGATGAGAGGGTTAGGATTCCCATATAGTCATAACGAATATGGCGACCTGATTAGAAATTCAAAAATGAATCAGGTTAATCCATCCATCGTAGTCTCAGGTAGAAGACCTGTTCTGGATGCAAATTCGTATTCAGATGGGTCTCTAACTATATTGAATAACAACAATCACCCTATACTAGACGTTACGTTTGTTAGATTGTTCCCATATCAATTAACAGGATTAGATTTCTCAACTTCGAATGGAGAAACCACAGAAATAACAGCAACGGTTACATTTGCATATTCGTACTATTATTTTAGAGATATAAAAACTTCTAAGAATATTTTACCTGTTATGGTAGATGGATTCTCGAATGTAGCTTTACCAACAAATTGATTCGTGAGATTCACTATATTATGATTACTGACATTACTGAAATTTTCGATGAAGTAGAAAGAGATCTAGCAATCAATAACGATAAACTAGATTTTGAAGCTGCGAAGAACCCTATTCTATCTGCGAAATATCTAAAAATTCTAGCTGAGTCAAATATGGCATTTGCTAGACTACTATCCAGATACAATAAACTGAAACTAGAAAAACGTCAATATTATCTTGGACAAGCTCCAGCAGAAAAATATAAAGAAAAACCATTCCACCTTAAATTGACAAAGGGTGAGGTTGAAGCGTACTTAGACGCTGATCAAGAATTGCGGTTGATACAAGAAAAATTAGAAATCATCAAAGTGAATATTGGATATTTGGAAGGAGTTGTTAAGGCTATTAATACTCGTTCTTGGGATATCAAAAATTCTATAGAATACAAGAAATTTATGGTGGGTATGGTATGAGTGTTATTATAAAAAATAGAAATGCTACGTTTATACAAATAATTTCAGACCGAGGCACTCTTTCTCACATTAGCGAACATTTCACGTTCGACGTACCAAATGCTAGATTCACTCCAGCAATGAAAATGGGTAAATGGGATGGGAAATTGCGCCTATTCTCAGCATCGACAGGGTTGTTGCCATTTGGTTTGAAAAAAGATTTGATAGCATTCTTAGAAGAACACGATTATGAGGCATTCGACGAAACCGTAAAATTAGAGATAGATTTCACCAAGGAAAATGTTGTAGAATTTTTACAGTCTATGAATATTTCTAATGGTAAGGGTGAAATCATCAAAGCAAACTTACATCAAATAGAAGCATTAGAACATTGCGCATCTTCTGGTAGAGCGGTTGTTCTTAGTCCAACTTCTTCGGGTAAGTCTCTGATAATTTACCTATTGGTTCGACTTATGGATACAAAAACATGCATAATCGTACCTTCTACTTCGTTGGTACATCAACTATATACTAACTTCGAAGAATATTCAGAATTTGATGAATCTTTTGTTGTTGAAGAGTTGTGTAATAAAGTTTACTCCGGTATGCCTAAAAATACAGGACATAAAATAACAATAACAACTTGGCAATCTTTAAATGATTTCAAAGATATAGAGTTCTATAAGAGTTTTGAAATGGTAATCGTGGATGAAGTCCACACTGCAAAGGCAAAGGTGCTAGGCGACGTATTAGAACGATTCACAGAAGCGAACTTTAGATATGGGTTCACAGGAACATTAGACGATTCCGAATTAGGAGATTATAAAATTCGCGGAATCTTTGGAGATATCGTTCAATTTGTAACTACTAAAGAATTAATGGACTCTGGTATTGTCGCTAACGTAGAAATAAAGATGCTATTCCTACAATATCCTAGAGAGCTTAGTGAAATCATTTGTTCTAAAGCGATAACATATCAAAACGAAATAGAATTCATCACGAAACTACCAAAACGTAATGGATTCATTAGTGCCATAGCAAAGGGTTCTACTGGTAACACTCTAATATTGTTCAATAACATATCACACGGAGATGAGTTAAAGCTCAAATTAGAAAAAATTCTCGGTCCAGAACGGGAAATTTTCGTTATTGTTGGGGGTGTTGATAGTAAAGAACGAGAAAGATTGCGTAAGTTAACAGAAAAGAAAGATGGTGTTATTATTTTGGCAACATACGGAGTGTTCTCTACTGGTGTTTCCATCAATAAGCTTCACAACATCATATTTGCACACCCTACTAAATCTAAGATACGGGTCATTCAATCTATCGGTAGATTACTAAGGTTACATGAGACTAAAGATACTGCTACAGTATATGATATAGTTGATGACTTCTCGTTCAAGACTTCTAAGGGTACGTTGAAGAAAAATTTCCTACTAGAACATGGATTACATCGTTCTAAATTTTATATGAAAGAACAGTATCCATTCGTAGTTAAGAAATTAGATTTCGAAGCTTGACATTAAAATATCTAACGAGGGTGAAGCGAAGCGAACCCTCTTTTGCGAAGCAAAAACTACTATAAGAATCTTAGATACACTTTTGGCTTTAATGTGTCTAATGTATTATAGAATTTCATAGTCTCATAAGAAACTCCATTAATCAATCTTATACAATATCTAACGAGGGTGAAGCGAAGCGAACCCTCTTTTGCGAAGCAAAAACTACTATAAGAATCTTAGATATAAGAAACTCTAAAGATATCACAATTTTCGAAAGTTCTAAATTTATTTGATAGCATTCGATTATCATAAGTTTGTGTATCGATAATCGAATGCTATCACTTTCTGCTTCGCAGGAGGGTTCGCTTCGCTTCACCCTCGTAATTTTAAACGGTATAAATATTAATGTATAAAGGACTAAATTTTGGTGATAAGACACCACTACCCAAATACAAATAAATCGAAAAACGATTATCAATTTAGGGGAATTTTGTTTACAACCAGAAACTTGTTTGATTGTAAACTCGTGTGAGCGAGCATAGAGTATGTGTGTAATAATATCGAATGAGAAACACTAGGAAACTGAGAACCATCATTCGGCTAGGGATAATGCCCTAATATCTACCACTCCGTAGATCTCCTCAGTGCAGACTCGACAACTTCGATATTCCATGTCTAGATAACTATTGGACGGGTCACTGAATAATAAACCAGTCCAATAGTTTCTATGAGTTCTTAGTGGACTCCTAAGAATATCGACGAACTGCAACATTTATTTCCCGAGAATCGGTCGGCTAACCTGTAACCGTTTTACTCTCATTCCTACCTCTTGTTCTAAAGAATTCAAGGAAAGTCAGCGGGTTGAGTTTGTTTCTAATTAACTCGAATTGATGTCGCCACCAATTCTCAACTCCCAATACACTCACCATTTAAGGTGTATACTCACGATTGTCTTCTTTTGGTAGGCGACTCTACACTTTTCAATCATCTATCCACCAACACATCGTAAACTCGAGGATGGGTTCCTCTTGTCATACGTAAGGTGCTTTTAACCCTTGCTTATTTTCTTCGTCAAGGGTTGCGGTTGTATCATCTTTAGTATGAGACAATTCTCACAGGTACACTTTTTATGCACCACTTTTTACAAACCGCCACAGCTTACCGGACCACGGCTTTCGTAAGCAACCATAAATTTTTCCCGATTACGTATCGGTTCTGGGTGTCCTACTCAGCTCACACGTTTGGTGAATTTCTCCACCTGACAGAATTAACAGGATTTTGCTCCTATCAACTCCATATATCTTATTTAAGTGAAGTATAGCCTCAGGTTGGTTGGAAGTAAATGGTTATTTTTATAAAATTTGAGTTTACTTTCTATACATGTCGGTTTATACTTGGTTCTTAATCATGGAGGGTTAGTATGTCTACCTATGTCAACCGAAATTATGTCAGTAAAGAATATCTTTACGAAATCACGAAGTCCTATCTAGAGAAGGTTAAGGAAAATCCAAAAGCCAAAATTCCAGATGATATAGGAAATGCTATCATTTTAATGGTCGATAAAATCCTTTCTAAATTTTCATACCGAGGGTATACTTATCGAGAAGAGATGCGTTCTGAAGCAATTTTAGCTTGTGTTTTAGCTGTACCTAAATTTGACCCAACTAGGTCTGAAAATGTGTATGGGTTTTTAACAACAACTATACATTGGAAAATACATGGTATTATCAAGAAAGAAAAAGATTTGAACAATAAACAATATGAATATTTGGTTGAACGAGCTTCTGAAATGTATGATGGAGAGATTGATCCGAATCGGTTATCTGAAATAGTTATGGCATATTTACCAGACAATTATACAAAATCTGAGTCTGGTGATACGAGTTACTCCTCTGAGTGTGGTGGAGATTGATATGAATATTGGAGTTATTACCGATACGCATTTTACCTTTCGCGCTAATGTGCCTCAGGTTGCAGAATATCTAGAAACTTCATATACTCATTATTTTGATGTTTGGAAGAAACACGATGTTACTGTGATTTTACACGGTGGTGATATTTTTGACAATCGTAAAGAAATTGATATGATTCAGTTAGAAATTGCATATCGATTATTTTTTGATATGGCTAAGAAATATGGTATGACTGTATACGCCATCCCAGGAAATCACGATACATATTATAAAAGTGAAAATACAATCAATTCTCCTAAGTTGATTCTAGACA